AATCGCCTGCATAGGCTTGCGGCGAATTCTTTTCGCCGCAAATCGTGCAGCACAGGAGGCGAAAAACGATGAGCAGCAGCCGGATGAACTCGGCGCAGCAGCAAGCGAAGTCGCCTGTGACATTCACAGCGACAGAGCTTATGACGCACGCCGAGCAATTGTTTGGCGTACGGGAGGAAGTGCTGCACGGCGCACTTGGTCAAGGAACCGAGAAGCAATACACCGTGGAGCAGGCAGCAAGCCGCATTACCCAATTTATGAAAGCGAAGGTGAAGTAATATGACAGGTGGAACATGGAGCAACGCGGAGAAACCGGTCCTTCCCGGACTGTATATGAATTTCCAGGCAGCAGCCGCTTCGACGGTGCAGCCCGGAAGCCGTGGTACGGTAGCGGTACTTGTAAAAAGCAACTGGGGACCGGAAAGACAGTTTGTGGAGATTGGCAGCGAAGCGGCTATCCGTCGCGCTTTTTCCAACGAGGGAGCGGATGGAGCAACCGCTTATGACTCACTCTATCTGGCGCTGCTTGGCGGCCCCAAGAAGCTGCTTGCTTATCGCGTTGCAGATGATACAGCCGCACCCGCAGCACTGACGCTGAAGGCTGGCGAAAACGATGCACTGCGACTGACAGCCGTTTATACAGGAAGTCGGGGTAACGGATTCCGTGTTTCGGTGCAGCCCAGCTTGACCCATGAACATGCTCAAGAACTGCATTTGTACGAGGGCAGCAAGCTGCTGCGTTCGTTTGTGGCTTCAGATGGCAGTGCGGCTGCTTTCGAGGCAGCGATGAACGAGGACGCAGAGAATATCTGGGTAAAAGGCGAAGCCATTGTCCCTGCTGCTTCTGTATCCCAGGTAACCAGTGTCGCCTTTGCGGGTGGTGTGAGTGGAAACGCAGGACTCACTAACGCGGATTACGTTGCGGCTCAGAATGCGCTGGAAGGTACGGATTTTGATGTGCTTGCGCTTGATTTTGCGGCCGACTCGGCACTGCTTCAGAGCTTCGCGGCGTTCATCAAACGTCTGCGCGGAGAAGGTCGTGGGGTGACTCTGGTTGTTGGCGGTTCCCATGCGGAAGATACGGCTATGGCTGCGCCTTCTACAGCCTCGGCACGTTCAGCTTCTCTGAATCATGAAGGCATTATTAATGTAGGTACCGGGGTGAAACTGGGCGACTTATCGTACAGTTCGGCGCAAACGAGTGCTTATGTGGCGGGTCTGGTTGCCGGACAACGTCTGAATGAATCGACGACCTATCATGCCGCTCCATTTGATGATGTCACACGCCGTTGGAATCGTTCCGAGCAGGAAACAGCAGTGAAAAATGGGGTGTTCCTCCTCTTCCACGATGGCCGTCAGGTCAAGACGCTGCGAGGAATCAATACGCTGATTACACCGGGAGCCGGGCAGAACAACGCCTGGAAGAAGATTCGTTCGGTGCGCGTCATGGATGCAGTTCGCAGCGACCTTCAACGCACGGCAGAAGACTCCTATATTGGCAAAGTCAACAACACGGAAGAAGGACGTCTTGCACTGATTGGCGCAATGAAAGAATACCTGGCGCTTCTTGCTCAGAGCGGCGTGATCGAGGCAAACGGATTCGACGTCGTTCTGGACCCGGCATATTACGGGGAGGCTCCGATTGTGAAGCCGGAAGCCGATCAGGTCTTCCTGCAATGGAATGTGAAGCTCTCCGACGTGATGGAGCAGCTGTTCGGAACCTTCCACGTACAATAGGACTCATGCGTTACAGTTGGCATTTTGGCAGACCATTAAAATAACTATAGATTCCAAGGAGGAACAACCTATGTTGGATGCTTCTAAAGTCATTCTCGGCACATACGGACAGCTGCACATCGACGGGGTATGGCAAACGCATATTAATAAACTGGAAGCCAGTGTGGAGATCGAGAAGCGTGAGCTGAACTTGACCGGCACCGATTGGAAAGTCCATAAAAACGGAGCGAAAAAAGGAACCGGCACGATGAGCGGCTACAAGGTCACATCCGATATGATCCGCCGTGGGTTCCAGAAATTTGACATCATCTCCAAGCTGGATGACCCCGACTCTTATGGTCATGAGCGCGTACGTCTGATTCGTTGTATGCCGGATAAGATCCAACTGGCCAACTGGTCGGCTGGTGAAGAAGTTCCCGAAGAGACGACCTTCACATTTGAAGGCTATGAGCTGCTCGATCCGATTCGCGCAAATTAATTATTTTCTCCTGTGAACGGTATACAGAAGCTCAAAGGCTGCGGCGTACGATACGCTTCGCAGCCTTTTCTTAATGAAGTCTTACTCGATCATAACTTGGGAGGAACGCTATATGAGTATTCATGAAAATCTGTCCGAAGAACAAATTCTGGACGTGCTGTTTGAGGCCGCTGACAAGCTTCCGGAGGAGACCGTAGCGATCCGCCGGCTTGATCTGCGCATGACTCTTCGCGGTCTGACATCCAGCAAAGTAGATAGCATCCGCGAACGCTGTATGGTGCGCAAGACGGTCAAAGGGCGTACGGAAGAGAAGGTAGACAGCGAGACGTTTAACGCTCTACTGATCTCTGAAGCGACGGCAAAGCTTGAAGTCAAAGGGCTGGAACTGAATGGTTGGGGCGATCCACGCATCACAAGTCGTCTCAAGCTGTCAGGTGGCGAACAAGCTGTGTGCCGGATGCTGCTTGCCGGTGAGCTGGATGCTGTGGGCGATAAGGTATTGGAACTGTCCGGCTTCGGCGTGGAGCTGGCTGACGTAAAAAACTGATCCGCTCCGGCGGGGTGACGACGATGATGTACCACATGTGGGTGCGCCATCATCTCCGTCCCGGAGAGTTCTGGAAGCTATCGCGTGGTGAGCGGCTGCTGCTGCTGGCGTTCTCGGAGGAGGAACTGGAAGCCTTAAATGCCCACGCTTGAGCCTACTGAACATGGATCATCGATACAAGGAGGTGACTATATGGCAGATCCCCGGGAGTTTGCAGTTAATGCCGGTGAACTCAAAGCGACCGTACGCTACTTCGATCAAATTCAACGTGCGTCCGACCGCTTGGGGCGAACGCGTTACCAGAATGTCGTGAAGCTGAATAATGAATTGAAATTCACCTCACGTTATTTTGACCAGATTTATCGGACAGCCTTGAAATTATCCAGACTCAAGCTGATGCCTCAGGTAACACTGAATGATAAGGCTTCAAAGGATATTGATCGGCTGCTGGCGAAGCTCGCGCAGATCCGGTCGAAACGGATTCAGGTCGCAGCAGACGTCATAATGCCGGCCCAACCGGCTGCACCCAAGATTCGACCCCAGAATCCGAATAAAGTTCTCCCTAAGATCGAACCTGCGCCTGTTCCGAGACTCGATACAAAGGTTCCCGCTTCTCCGGCACAGCAGCAACAGAGCATGAATATCACGATCACCAATCCAGCTGGCGAGATGCCCCAGATCGATTTTGGGTCGCTGGAAGCAGCGATTACTTCCAATACGGATGCGGTGATGCAGTTGACGGGCAAGCTGGAGAACTTGAAGCTGGGTGCAGCAGGTGGAGGGAAAAAGGAAGAGAAGGGATTTATCTCAACCATTCTTGACGGTGCTAAGACTGCCAAAAGCTTCAATGATGGGCATCTTAATCTTCGCAAGGCTAAGGCCAAAAATGTAGAGATAGCGGGACACGATGAGGCGCGCAGACAGACGATACGTGATCGAGCCGCTGCGGATGCAGCTGCTCCTACACGCCCGCTTGAGGAAAGCATTGCTTTGTCGAGAAAACGCAATATAGAAGATAAGGAGTATGAAGCCAAAAGAAATGTAATGGTATCTGAGAGAAGAAGTCATCGCATCGACGCCACCATCAATGGCATAGAAGGTGTAATCTCGGGAACCGATGTGGTCAAGAATCTTTATGGAGCTATTGCTGGAAAAAAAGAGTCGGATACACCTCCTCTGGAAGCCGCCTCTCAGTTGGTTCAAAACACCGTAAATTCCGGGGTTTTGGATACGGTGGCCAAAGGTGCTGCCCGGCGTATAATGGGCCCGGTGGCTACCGTTCTGGAAGTGGGAGACGCCATTCGTTCCACAGACAACAAAGAACGCTTTGAAACGTTAGGCGCAGCAACGGGCAGTGCGATCGGCGGAAGTGCCGGGGCTGCGATCGGCTCAGCAATCATGCCGGTTATTGGTACGGCTGTGGGCGGATACTTGGGGAGCGTTGCAGGGGATTTCGTTGGCGGTAAGGTCGGAGGCTTTTTGTACGACAAGGGTGGTAAGGCCGCCCAATACGTTGACGAAAAATTAGACCAGTTATCCAACAAGCTTAACGACTTCTTCAGCTGGGGCAAGCATAAGGACAAAGACGACAAGAAAGCCGAAACCAAATCTCCACCTCCGCCTCCGAGTGTCCCTACGATAATGGATACGATTAATGGGACATCGACGACGAAGTCTGTAGTTTACGATCCTTCGGCTGTGAAGCATGGAGACCTTCTCGATCCCTTAGGCAAATTTGATGAATTCAAAGCCAGACAGCAGACTAACGTTGCACCAAGACCTCAAGAGTCCAAGCCGGCAGGCAGCCAGATCAGCATCGAGATGAGTCAAAGTCAGTTGAGTACGGTGACCAGCACGATCCAGAGCGCCAAGCCCGAAGTCACCAATCAGATCTCGATCAATATTGGCCCGGGTACGGTTCAGCTTGATATTCATGAAGAAATCGACTATGCCGAGATCGAAGGCAAGATCGGAGCGGCGATCGTGGAGAAAGTTCGTCAGGCCTTCAACAATTATAAGCCGGCTGGAGGCGGTTCTGGCGGACCGTCCAAGGCGATGGCAACTTAGACTAGGCGTAGCGGGTTGAGTCGTTCTTTGTCTACTCACTTTATTGCCTGCTTGAGATTGTCCAGGCCGGAAAGGAGGACAACGATGGAAATTTATTTGTTTTATGGCAAGAAAAAATATTTTCATTTTCCCGTCAACCCCGAAGAAATTCGCTTTACACGCTCTAAGGGGTACGAGACGGTGAATATGCTTCAGCACGGAGAATTCGATTTTCCACAGGGAGATAAAATCAAGGAAATTAGCTTCTCTTCCTTTTTCCCTAAAGAATACGATCCTTCATACTGTCGATTTACCAAAATTCCTGATCCAATGGCAGCGGTGAACGTATTGAATCGCTTTTTGGTTTCCGCTGAGCCGGTTCGTTTGGTGATCTCACATACAGGTATCAACGTGCCCGTGTACCTCATCACCTATGAGAGTTCATTCCGCGGTGGTGAGCCGGGAGACATTTATTTTGATCTCACTTTCCGCACCTGGCGGGATGCCAAATTGCAGAGTAGATCTGATGGAGCGGTAAAAGCAGCAGGACGTCGGACCAGTCTCAAGGTTGCAAACAAGACCTATATCGTCAAGGACGGTGATTCGCTCTCGAAGATCGCCAAGTTGGAACTGGGTTCCAGTGCCAAGTGGGAGTCTCTCTATGCGCTAAACAAGGGTGTGATTGGGCCAAGCCCCCAAGTTGTTAAAGCGGGACAGAAGCTGGTGATGCCAAAATGAGTTATAAAGTCATTGTGGGCGTGAATTCAGATGTCACTTCAAGGGTCGAGAGCATTAGTCTGCGTGATGCATTGGATCAGATTGCCTACCAAGCCACCATTCGGCTGGCCGTATCCAATACCGACCCGCTGCCAGATGTGACGCCTGGGACGCAAATCCGGGTCAGTGGCATGCCTTTTGGTAAGGAAAACGTGTATCCACTGCTGCATCCTGCGGTGATCTGGGAAGCGGAGAGCACAAGCAGTGGCACCAAACGAATTTCTCTATTGGCTTATGATCGCATGATCTATCTGGAGAAATCGGAAGATGAATATCTGTTTCCCAAAGACCAGACAGCAGCGCAGCGGCTCCGGAAATATGCAAAAGATTGGAAGATCAAGCTGGCCGATCTGCCGGATACCAAGATTAAACTTGGCAAGGCTGTCTATCGTTCGCAGACGATCTTCTCCATGCTGTTTGCCGATCTAAAAGAAACCGCCAAATCCGGCGGTGCGCTGTACCATCCCCGGATGACCAGCCGCGGCCTGGAGTTGTTTGAGCTGGGCAGCAACAAGCAGATCTATGAGCTGGATCACCTGATCGACGTTGCCCAGATGCGAACGTTGGAAGGCGCAGTTACGAAGGTAAAGATATTGGCGGGCAGTGAATCTTCAAGCGAACAGGAGGTGCCGTCCAAGGTTCTCGCTGTGGAGGAAAAGGGAACCAAGGAACTGGGCACACTGCAAAAACTCGTGTCGGACGATCAGGTTAAAACGGCAAAGGCTGCCAAAAAGCTTGCCGCAAGCTACCTAACCGGAATTCAGGAGACATTCACGGTAACAGCACCCGACGTGAACACGATTCGAGCTGGCGACGCCGTTAAGCTTGGTGGCATGAAGCTGCTGGTGACATCAGCAAGCCATGATCTGGGCAATCCCGGATCGATGACTCTGGAGTTGGCAACGGAAGCATCGGTGAAAAGGAGGTTTTACCTTGACTAAAGATCCGTATGGGCAGTTTGCCGACATGATGAGCAGTGCGATGCGGGGTCATACCAAGCAGATGGCAAGCGGACTTGGAGGCGTGCTTGGAACGATGACATCCTCTGGAGTGAAGCTGGACGATTTTAAGCATGAAATCCGGGATTATCTGATCGCAGAGCTGTCTGGCACCTTGGAGAATGAACAAGAGGATGGAGGGATGATTTTGGGTGACACCCTGCCTCCTACGGCCGTTTCCACTCCCGTTCAGGAGCCAGGGAATTCTGGAATTCCAATGTCAGCCGGTGGCCTAACCCGACTGCGTGTAAATGGACTCAAGGCCGGCGATCGAGTGTTGGCCATTCGAGTCAACGGAGGAAATGACATCGTGATTCTGTGCAAGGTGGTGGGGGCAGATGGCTAATCTTTTTCCGGAAAATGGAGGGTTCTTCTGGGAGGACGAAGCATCCACGCGTGAGACTGACTCGACTACGGTGAATTTCGGTCGAAGTTGGAAATTCGATCATGAACGGGGGGAATTCGTCATCTCTCCAAGTGGACGAATCGCGGAAGCAGATGCTCGGGAGGCCTGGGTGCAGTGGTGTCAAAAAGCCATCCGTACTCCACGCTATCGCCATGTGATCTATTCGCCGGATTACGGCAGTGAGCTGGAGGAACTGCTGGGCGTGGATTACGCACATGCGGTGATTGAAAGTGAAATTGAACGTATGGCGAGTGAGGCTTTGCTGGCGGACCCTCGAACGAGTTCGGTGGATCGTTTTTCTTTTGCCTGGAGTGGAGACAGCTGCAACTTTAACTGCCAGGTTACGAGTGTGCAGGAGAATGTGGAAATGATAGAAAGTGAGGTGACAGGACTTGGCTGACTTCCCTTATTATTTGCGTGAACAGACTGAAGACGCGATCCGGCAGCGGATGCTGGATCGTCTGCCTGCTGATCTGGACAAGTCGGAAGGCTCCTTCCTCTGGGATGCGCAGGCTCCGGCGGCGTACATGTTGTCAGAGGCAGCATTGTGGGCACAGGAGCTGCTGCGGCGAGGATTCGCCAGTACAGCAGCGAGTGAGGATGCCGCTTTTCGCTCGGAAGAGTTGGATTTGAGGGTATCGGAACACGGTGTGAGTCGGCGAAGCGCGATCGCAGCAGAAGGAACCGTTACGTTTACAGGTGAGGCGGGTCGGACTGTGCCACTTGGTACGACAGTTGCGATTCCCTCGGATGTGGGTTCGGACGAACCCTCCAAAGAATACGAGACCCTGACGGCTGTAACCCTAGACAGCGCAGGACGAGGTTCTGTTTCGATCCGCGCAGTGATCCCAGGATCAGCCGGTAATGTGCCAGCGGGTAGTCTCTCACTGCTCAACGATCCGATTTCGGGCATCACAAGTGCAACCAATGAGGTCGCAATCACTGGCGGCGCTGACATCGAGAGCGACACTTCGCTGCTGGAGCGCTTCTACGCCAAAGTCCGCAACCAGGGCACAAGCGGCAATAAAGCGCAGTATATGCAGTGGGCAGGCGAGATTCCGGGTGTCGGTGCAAGCCGCGTCATCCCGCTCTGGAAAGGAGCAGGTACGGTGGGCATCTATCTGCTCGACGCTGACAAACGCGCAGCCAGTACTGCGATTGTCTCGGCTGTCCAGCAGTATATCGATCCAACGCGTGACGGTCAGGGAGAAGGCATGGCACCGGCAGGCCCGATCGTAACTGTGATGCCCGCAGAAGAAGTGCCCATCCATATCGAAGTGACGCCAACGCTTGCCAATGGAGCAACTGCGGGAGAAGTGAAACGGCAGATTGAAGAGGGCGTAACCGCTTATCTCAAACAGCTTGCTTTTCGTGATTCATTGGTACGTTACACCCGAATTGCAGCGATTCTGCTGGACATTCCGCCATTGATCGACTACACGGATCTCAAGGTCAATGGAACCAGTGAGCGGAATATCGAGGTGGACGCGCACCAGGTGGCCGTGTTGGGGACGGTGACTGTTCATGCCTGAATATAGACAAGAGTTGAGGACTCTTGGCGCTGCCGGAGCAAGGCTAACACCCTATGACGACGAGCTTCCTCGTTCTCCCAAAGGACAGGAGCTTTTCTCCTATCTGCCGGGTTACTACGAAACGTCCCGAATCATGCGCTCAGATGCCGAAACCAAAGGTCAGGAAATGGATCTGCTCTATACCGCGCTCAATGAGACGCTGGATCAATTTTTTGTGCGCACGGCAACCTGGGGGTTGGAGATCTGGGAGCGTGAGTTGGACATTCCCGTTGATTCGTCCAAACCCATCGAACAGCGGCGTTCCGTCGTGGAGTCCAAGCTGCGCGGTGGTGGAATATTCACCGGTAAAATGGTGCGAAACGTGGCGGCTGCTTATGAACAGGGTGAGATCGAGGTGGATTTCCGACCGCAGGAGTGGGCGTTTACCATCACCTTCGTCGGGACACGGGGGTTGCCGCCCAATCTGGACGATCTTAAAGCAGCGATTGAAAACATCAAACCGGCGCATCTGGCGGTGGAATATGCCTTTACGTATCTACGCTGGGATGAACTTGACAGCAAGAAGCTGACTTGGGATCAATTCGATGCGCTTCAACAAACTTGGGATGAATTGGAGGTCTGGAAATAATGCCGGAACAAACCACAAATCTTAAACTGCCGATTCCGTTGGGAAATGAAAATGTGAATCGGCAGTTTTTTGTCGATCTGATTCAGGCTATCGACAGCGGTGCGGTATCACAAGAGAAGTTGACCGAACAGGTGAAGCAAATCACCGAAGGGAAACAAAATGTTCTGCGTTTGGCAGATAACTATCTGGCGGCCTCGGTTCTCGTCAATGCGGCTGCCGATGCACAAGGACGGACTTATCCGGATGGAATGAGTCTGTTCAAGGTGACTAGCGCTGTAGGCGGCTGGCCAACATCCAGTGGATATGTGTTGACCATGCGAGCTGGCGACAGCGGACAGCAGATGTTCTATGAGACTTATGCGGGAACCGTGCAGAGCGACAAGACCGCTCGGCAGTGGACGCGCAGTAAGCGGGATGGGAATGGGTTCTGGCAGGAGTGGGCGAGGGGGTTGACGGAGAATGATCTGCTTGATTATGTCAGACAGCCCGGATATGCTGCTACCTCGGGTACAGGAGCCGCATACACGATGGCTCTTAATCCACAGCCAACAGCTCTAGTAGATGGATTGTCGATTACGATCGTACCCCATACTGTAAATACAGTAGCTGACCCAACACTCAAGATTGGAAATTTGGCTCCGCTGCCGATTCGGCGACAAACTGGAGCAACGTTTGCAGTCGGCACGATCAAGGCAGGAGCGCCGCTAGCACTCGTCAAGGTGGGCAGCTATTTTTTAGCACGTAGCGCCCCAGCCATCGGCACGGCAACGGCGGCGCAAGTTTTAGCGGGCAAAACATTTCAATCAGAAGCGGCACCGGATGGAGCGGCTGGGACAATTCCGACTTTAAGCGGAGTAAGATCAGCGACTGGCACTGCGAAATGGGGGAACGGTGACCTCGCAGTCTATATGGAGCAAAACGCATATTTCTCGGGAACCGAAATGCGGGTTTCGGTTGCGCAGCTTCAAGCGGCTGATGGTGATCTTTGGGCGCCTAACATCAAGTCTGGCATAGAGATTTTCGGGATTGTAGGTAACATGCCGATTATTAATCAATTTACACAAACCGTGAATTATACCGGATATGGAGTTAAGGTACCCGTCAATTTTGGATTCGTCCCTAAGATCATTACAGTTTCCGATGACACAGCGCCCAATAGTGAGCCAAGAATGGCGAGTATGGTTCTACGACCTAATGGAACCTATGCGAAAAATGAATGGTTTGTAAGGACTAACAATATGCCGTCAAATGTGTACCAATTCTTGAACAATGCTGGCGAATTTGCGGAAGTGACGGCAGCACAAATGCAAATTCATTTTATTAACTCAAACGTAGCCTCAACAACAATTCGCGCTTATGGATAAGAAAGGAGATGCTATATGTTTAGGTATGGGCGTCGAGTTTATTTCAATACAACAGGAAAGATAATTGCACAAATGGGTGAAGTCGAAACGAACGTTGAAAACTATTATGAAGATAATGATCCACGAGAATGGCATCCAGATCTAGCAGGAGAAGAAGGGGTTGAAATGCAGCAGTTTGAATGGGGCGAGCATGCTTTAGAATTCTCAACCCGCAAACTTGCACGGATGGATACAAGGACACGTCAGCCGGTATTTGAAAAATGGTCAGAATCTGAAGTGGATGCACTCCCTGTGATGCAGAAAACTCCGCTTGAGCGAGAAGTTGAGCGCTTGCATGCTGCCGATCTACACAACAAAGAAATGATTAACGGCCTAGGTGAAATGCTCATAACGTTGACAAATGATAGTCAGGCTTAGTTAGATGCATGTAGTAGAGTGGAATTCTGTTTAGGGGTCTAGTTCATTACGAAGAGAGGTGAGAAATGTATGCCTGAGAAGTTAAGAAACATGCTTGCCGAAAACGCCATGATTTTGATTGTAGCAGGTCGTTTGAATCTCGGAGACGTATCTCCGCACCTTCGATCTCTCGTTGAGGAGATGCTGACTAAACAAACTTCAAACTAAACCGCCCCAACCCGGGAGCGGTTATTTTTATGCCCCCAGAGCCAACCTGGGGGCAATTATACGGGAACGGGAGATACGTGCATGGGGAATTTGGGAAATATGGGGGAACCATTATTTAAGGGGGCGGCTGCGGCTGTCGGTGGCGCGGTTGGCTACCTGTTTGGAGGACTGCCTATGCTTATCTATTTACTTCTGATCCTCGTAGCCGTGGACTGGGTGACGGGCTGGGCCGCTGCGTGGATGCGCGGTGAACTAAAAAGCCGAATCGGGTTCAACGGCATTATTCGCAAGGTAGCGATCTTCGCGGTAGTGGCGATCGGTCATCTGATCGACGGCGTGCTTGGAGATCTGCATATGTTTCGGGATGCCGTGATTTTCTTCTACCTCGCCAACGAGCTGCTGTCCGTCATCGAGAACCTCGGGAAGATGGGGGTGCCCATGCCGCCGATCATTCGGGATGCGGTACACATTTTTGAGTCCAAGACGAAAGTGGAAGAGAATCCACAATTGATCCCTGAGGCGCAGCCTGAAGGGGTCAAGCAGGAAAAGGCGGCTGAGGAAGCTGCAGCGGACTCAGACGGTAACAAGACCGCTTGACCCGCAGTAAAAGGAGGGAATTCATTGAATCTGACTGCCTATACCATTGAGCGCCGCTACATCTCCAAGCGCTCCAATACACGGCCCGGCCTTCGGTTAACTACCGGAGTGCCGGCTTTTTTTGTCGCTCATGATACCGGGAATCCCGGTGCAGGTGTGGAGAGTCATTATCGCTACTTCAACACCCTTCAGGATCGTTCGGCTTCCGCCCATACCTTTATCGATGACAAGCAAATCCTGGAGATCATTCCGACAGGCACGTCCTCCGACCCGGCGGAAAAATCCTGGCATGTGATTTACAACGTGACCACCGACAATGAACGTTTTGGTTATAACGCCAATGACGCTGCGCTGGGCGTGGAGCTTTGTTACGGAGGGTCTATCGATTTTGCGGAAGCGTATCGACGTTTTGTCTGGTATTTGGCGTTTTGCTGCCACAAATGGAGCAGGGAACCCAGGCTGTTTATTCCATCCCACAAGCAGCTCGACCCGGCGCGGAAGATCGACTGCGACCATGCGCTCAAGAGCGGCGGCAGGACGCTGAAAGATCTAATCGCGGACGTCACCGCAGAGCTGGGCAATTCTGTTTCGGTATCTCCTACCCAGGCAGGGGCTTCCGCTCAACAGGCTTCTCCGCCAGCGGCGTCTCCATCGCCTACCCGACCTTCCGCTCCGCCTGATGCGGCAGCCACGCCCACTGGTTCTCAGCCATCTTCAGCGGCGAAGCCGGACTTTGTTCCGCTGCCCGCCGAGCTGGCACTGGCACTTGTCGAAGATTACGTGCGCCCTGCCTGGGCTGCTGCGCGTGCGGCCAACCAAGAAGTGGAAGCGGAGCATTTTCACCGGCTGGCCGTCAATCTGCGCTCTGCGGCGGGGATCGACGAAGCAAGGCGGTCGCTGCCAGCCGCAGTTCAGCTGCACAAGTCCAACGCTCAAGAACTGATCTTCCGCTGGCTGTCTCCTGCCTGGTATCGTGCTAAAGCGATCGGTGATATTCAGGGAGCCGACCTGGCGCATGAGCGGGCTAATCGTCTGCGTTTGGCATCGGGTCTGCTCCCATCCTCTACTCGGATGACCTGA